CTGGAGGAAAAAGGGATCAGGCCCTGCATTCCGGGAAGAAGATCCCGCGGAAAACCAGTCAAATACGACAAGCGAAAATACAAAAGACGCAACCGCATCGAAATCATGTTCGGCCGCCTCAAGGACTGGCGGCGGGTCGCAACACGCTATGACAGATGCCCGAACGTCTTCTTCTCAGCCATCTGCCTCGCTGCAACCGTCATCTTCTGGCTATGAGTCCTGAGCCTGGTAAATAGGGCCTCAGACCTGCTGCTGGGCCATCTGGCAGCGCATGCCCCACGGGCTGCCACGCGTGGCCCCGATGGTGTAGCGCGGGCCGCTCGCATCATGGACCCACATGGCCGGTTGAAGGTTCACGCCCGCAATGGCGGGCAGGAACATCTCGAACCCGCCCGTGCGGATGGCGCCGGGCTGGGCTGGTCCCGGCACGCCTGCCCCGCTGCCGGTCCGGATCATGGCAGGCCAGCCGGTGGCGAGAGCTGTCTGGGCACCGGCATCGCCCGATGTGGCATAGCCCCCCGGATCGGCCGCGTCCGTTTGCACGGCTTCGGTGGTGGTCAGCGTGATGATCGCATTGCACAACACGCATAAAGGCGGCCGGAAGGGCTCCGCGCGGGCTATGAAATAGGTCTCTGCCCCGCAGGTCAGGATATCACCCGCCCGCAGGTCGGGCAGGTCCGTCAGGGCGTAAACAAAAGGTACATCCCACAAGGCAGGCCCGGCAAAGCCGAAGGCCCGGTCATTGCTGAAAGCCGCCCTGCCCTGACCATAGGGGCTGGCACAGGGCGCAAGCGCGCTGGCAGGCCGATACTGCACGGTTGCAGCACCGATACGGGTTGCCGCGCGCGCGAAGCCGCGCGTGGTCAGGCGGCACAGGGCGTTGAGGTCCATCAGATGATGATCTCCCCCATGCCGCGTAGCCCCGGCCCTGGCGGCACGCCCATGAAGTTGCATAACTGCACGCGCCAGCGCGTGTATAGCGTAAAGCGATCGGTGACTTCCGTGCGGTTGCGTGTCCAGACCGCGGCGCGATCGGTATCAAGGTTGCTGCCCGCCGCCATGACCGCGCTCTCCAGTATCTGGCATTGCGCTACAAAAGCGCGGGCCTGGGCGCATTCGGCGGGTGAGAGATGGCCCAGCCGCCATTCATTGAAGCCATAAACCCGAAAGAACCGCCACGACTGCATGCCGCTATCGGCACTCCCCATGGCGGGGTAGCCCATATAGCGCCGGGCCTGTGCCCGTTCGGTGTCGGTCAGGGCCGTATCGGGCATGGTGGCGGCGAGCAGGGGCTGGTCCGCGCATGCCCCGGTATTCTGGCTGCTTGTGGTGGTGCCGGTAGCCACTGTCTCTGCCCCGCTTGCGCCTGCATCGGGCGTTGTTGTGGTGTCCGTGGTGCTGGCTGTTCCCGTCATGTCTGTCATGCCTGTCTTTCGTGCATGGTGTGGCTGGCGGTGATGGCCCGCGCGGCAGCCCCATAAGGGTGCCGCACGGGCCAAAGGATCAGGCGCCCGCGCCGAGGCTCTCGATCACCACGCCGCGCTTGAGGTAGCTGTTGGTGGCGGTGGGAATGACCGCGGTATCAGCGGTCAGGTCGGTGGGTAGCGCAAAACCGCCAATCCATGACCACGACTGCGCGATGATCTGTGCCAGGCGGTCGAGTGCGGGGCGGGTGATCATGCACACGCCCTCCACGTCCGTCAGTTCCCCGCCATCAAGCAGCGGCGCGTAATGGGTGCCGATATTGGCGTAATCCCCCTCGATCAGCGCGCCCTGCCCGCAGATGATGGCACGATGGATGGCGCCCGCGCCCAGCGATGCCTGCTGAGGGGCCTCGGTGGTGGGGATGAAACGCACGCCGAGCAGGTCAAAGATCTGACCGCTCTGGTATGTATCGGAGCCATACTGACCGCGATAGAGCAGCTTGAAGTCCTCATCGCGGAACAGGCCCAGGAGCTGGGCATTGTCCAGATAGCAGTGATACACCCCGCCATCGGGCGTGGGCACGTTGTTGTCGCGCAGGGTGGCAAGTGCTCCCAGAATGGACTGCACCGTCAGCAGGTCACCTGCTGCCAGTGCCGCCGTGGTGGCCCGTGCATTGGGGCGCAGCACCAGCGGCGCCGTTGCCGCCATGACCGGGTTGCCCGCCGTGCCATCGGCTACCTTGACCGATGCCGAGAACGTCAGAGTGCCCGAAATGCCATCCGGCGCGGTGGAGGTATTGGCGGCATCCGCCGTAGCGCCCACCAGCGTGTAGGACCCTGCCCCGATGGTCACGGTCATGCCGGCGGAAGCACCCACCGAGACCACCTGCCCTTCACCCGACAGGACATTCTGAAACCCGCGAATGTCATCGACAGAAACCGTGCTGCCTGCGGCACCCAGCGTTACGCTAACGCGTGTATTGCCACCAAGGTAGCCCCCCACCCCGTTCTGCGCCCCGCCAAACAGCGTGTTGCGCGCCAGGCGGTCGAGTGTCTGGCGGGCGTTGATGCCAAGACGCGAGGCGTTGGCGAGAAACTGGTTGGCAATGCCCACGCCTTCGGTCACCTGGTTGAGGTCCATGGTGTTGCCATACTGGTTGATGGTGAGCGTATACTGCTCGACCGACCATTCGGCAGGCGTCATGCCATTGTCAAAGCTGGTATTGGCGGCAGGGTTGAGCGGCGTGGTGGCAGGCGGCAGCAGGCCTGCGCGGGTATCGGTAATGGTCTGGCCGATGCGGGCGGGGAATTCCATCTGGTCGGCAATGGAACGGAAACCCAGGCGTGACTGCAACGCATCCTGGAACGCACGCGACAGGAACCCCTGCTGGATGACAGGCTGAAGGGCTGCGGGGAAATTGGCAATGGCCATGAATTTCATTTCCTTGAAAAAACGAAAAAAGCTGCCATGCGCAATGCAGTGGCGGCGGGTAACGGGCTATGGCAGCGAGGCGCCATGTATGGCCGGGGTGAGTGGTTAAGGGACTGTGGCGCGGGGTGCGCCACCATGATAGTTTAAGTGATCATGCGCCCCTTGCCTGTTGCGCAGGCGGCCTTGACCGTGGGCGGAACAGGTAACAGGCGTTATAATTTTGGATTATTATCTCAAGTGTATTTATTATAAAATAATGAACAATAATTATATGGTAAGGCAGAAATAAGAAGTATAATTTCAGTATCTTACCTACATTTTAAGTAGACTAGCGGTGAATTGCCATGTCAGGGCGCATCTGGTATTACACGTTACCAGTGTGCGCCCTGCTCCAGATCATGAATAATTGGCTATTCTGACTGCAATGGGTAAGCAAAATATAAGTTTTGCCTTCCTGATACAATACATACCTTCAATCTGGGTACGGTATTGGCGTATTTATTCCCATTTCACATTCCATCCCTCCAATTCATCGCTTACTTCTGCCATATCCTTACACCAATAATCATACCCCTCGGTGGATGATTTTATTATGTATATGTAATATCCTTTCGTATCCAATTCATCAAAATCGACCTCTACTTTCCATCCGTTATATTCTCCAGACCTGATAATGCCCTTTTTTATCACACTCATTTTTGTGCCCTAAAATTTGCATATTATTTTATGTATTTATTTTTTAATATTTAATGAGATAAAATACAATCTTAATGCAAAGATCCTGCATTCATCTTAAACTCTATTTTCACCTCCAGGCCATAAACTCTTTTGCAGCCTGTCGGCTCATGCCCTAATTCGCCACCGGCCAGCGCAGCCCCGCCGCCATGGCTGCGGCCTTTACATCGCGCGTTCCCGCCGTGCGGGCGTCGAACGGGGCCGGATCGCCTGCGCGGGGTGCGGGGCCTGCGGCGGTGGTGCCACGCGCAGCGCCCGATGCCGCCTGCGGCGATGCGAACAGGTAAGCCCGGCTTTCACGCGCGGCGGTCATGATCGTGTCCAGTCCCTGGGGGGCGCCATCTTCGCCGAGCGTTACAGCGCTCAGGTCAACAAGGCGGACCACATCGGCAGGTTCCACGGCCCCCATGCGGGCCGCAAGGGCACGGGCCTCGGCACGTATGATGGCGCGGTCCGCGCGGGTGCGGGCGGTGCTGACCTGTTCGGTGGCGCGGGCAAGGTCGCCTTCAAGTGTTGCGCGGGCACTGACCGCCGCGTCACGCTCGGCGCGCAGGGTTTCCATCTCGCGGTGCAGGGTATCAAGGTCGGGGGTCTGGGGCACACTTGCACGGGTCATGTTGTTTCTCCGTCAATAAAACATATCAGTTCGGGTCGGCTGCGTTCAGCCGTGCCCATTCGGCATGCGGGGCCGGGCCACCCGCGCGGGTGGCAAAGATGGCGCAGGCTGTCTGCCGTGACAGGAAGCCCCCCTGCACCGCCGCGCCAAGGCCCTGGGCCAGTTGCGCCAGTTCGGCTTCCGTATCGGCAAAATAGGGCGGCCATTGCAGTGCAAGTCCCGTTGCATCGAGCCTGGCGTAATCCTGCCCGCCAATCTGCACCCCACCTTCCAGCACATGCGAAAAAGCACATACCATGCGGTACAGCGCCAGCAGCCCGTATTCGCCATAGGAAAGGCGCATGCGGTCCACGAGCCACAGAAGAGGCTGATAGAGCATCTCCATCGCGCGGCCTGATGTGGGGGCGGCAAGGCGGTCGGCCTGGGCGCGGTTGCCATGGATCTGCTCCATCACGCTGGCGCGCAGTTCACGGTAATGGTCACGCATGGCGCCTGCGGCATCACCGTTGATTTCGAGCAGCTTGGCGTCGCCATCAAGCGGCAGGGTCAGGGCGGCGGACGCGCCACCGGTGCTCGCAGACGTGCCATCGGCATACGGGTCGGGCCCCGCGCGGATGACAAGCCTGGGGTCGGCACTGTATTTGAGCCCCCGCCCGGATTGCGAGAGCAGGTAATCGCATTCGATGACCGTATCAATGGCCGGAGCAAAGGTGCAGGGGCCATCCACCGTGCCCGGCGCTGCAAGATTGGCCATCCAGACCCATGGCACGAAGCCAAGGCCATGATGCGTGCTGCGCGTGCCGTCAAGGCGGGTGGGCAACCCGACATCGACACGCTGGGGCACATAAACATGGCAGTCCGCCCGGTCCCACACGCGCAGCCACCAGAAGGTGGTGGTGGCGTCGTCCGTGGCGATGGGCCAGCCCTGGCCTGCCAGCGTGGCCCCCGTTACCTTGAAGCACTCGGTAACGGAGGCAAGCTGGCCCGCGCCATTCCATTGCGGGGTGAGGTAACGGGTTTCATGCACCTGCACACGCAGGCGACGGGCCACGGCCTCGACCAGCACGGCCACCGACCCGGTCGCACCCCGCGTGGCGGCATCAAGCATGAGTGCGGGCAAGGCAGTCTCTGCCCCAAACTGCGCCAGAATACCGGGTAGCGCGGGATCAGTGGCAACCATGGCGGGCCAGTGGCTAGCGCCAAACAGGAGGGATACCGCATCATCCACCACCGCGCGGCACATATTGGTGCGAACCGACGGGCGGCGCTGGCCAAGCGGTATGTATTCCCCGGCACCATTATATTCGGTGCCAAAGGGGTTGGGTATGGCGTCGTATTGCGTGCCCTCGAGCACACGCGCCAGGGCGGCAAGCGCATGGGCCCGTGCGGGCAGATCCGGGTCACGGGGGTATGTTCGCTTGAGTTCCTGCCAGTCCATGGGCTGGTTATCTCCGGCATGGGGTGAACCTGCGCTGTCATGCCTGCCCATAAATGGAGCAGAAACATTATTCAGGCAGTAAACGGTAATATATTAAGGGTTATAAGGACCATTCCTGGTAGTATTCAGGAATGGTCTGCTCTGGCATGATATCCAACCGCACAGGGTATGGATATCGGTAAAGGCCGGACTTCTGCCCGGGTCACGCCGCGCGGGATGTGTATGATCCTAGCGCCCGAGGTTGAAACGCGTGGGGGTCCAGCGCGCGGGGGCTGCGGGCGGTGCGCAAAGCATGAGGTCGGTCAGCGCCCAGACCAGCGCATCCGCCCGGTCAGGAGAATGCGGGCCGTGATAGCCACTGGCTGAAAACTGACAGAGCTGTTCCTCCAGTTCGGGATAGGTTCCGTGATGGATCACGCGGCCCTGTTCGTATAACGCCGCCACCGGCTCGGCCCGTGCCGCCTTGCCCCGGCTGGCGGTGACCATGCGCAGGGCCGCGTTCGGGTTCAGCCCGCGCAGCGTGGCCTCGACCAGCGCGCCGCCAAAATTGTGTTCGGCCACAATGCGCTCGGCTGCCCAGTCCGCCTGGGCCTGCAGGGCAGCCCGCGCCCAGCCTGCAGGCGTATCGCGGCGCGACAGGTCGGCCAGTACATGGCCGCACCCTGCTCCATCCACCCCGCATACGATGATGCCGATTTCATCGGAGCGGGTATCTTCCGGCCCGGCGCAGCCTGAAGGGTCAACCGCCACCACGATGCGCCGCATCTGTGTGCCCACATGGCGGCGGGTCGCCGGTGTTATTGCGGCGTCACGGCGAAAATCCTCCAGGCGCCACAAAGCGCCATCAACAGCCTGCTGGTATTCGCCCAGTACGAAGCGCCTGCGTTCACGCTCCGGCAGGGCCGCGAGCTGTGCCAGATATTCCACCGAGAGATTGGCCCGGTTGCCCTCGGGGTTGAGCTGCATGGTGGCATGGCACGCAGGGTCTGGCAGGGGCTGGCCCGATGATGGCTCGATGCCAGCTTCAAACACGCGGTAAAGCCAGTGCGTGGTGGTGGGTGGATTGGCATCGATATATTCCTTAAGCGCCAGAGGCGATTTCTGCGCCAGTCTTGTGAGCAGCATGTTGCGCGCGCCATAAGTGACCTGACTGGCCTCGTTGAGATAGACGGTGGCGAATTCCAGCCCCAGTATCTTTTCAGTCCGTTCCTCGTCATCCAGTCCGCCAAACATGATGAGCGAGCCATTGGGCAGCGTCACGCTCCAGTCAGTGCGTGAAAGTTGCCACGGCACGGCAGGAAAGCACCGCCGCATGACGGTGGGAAACGTGTCGGCCACGATGGTGGCCCGCAAGGCATTGAACCTGTGGCGAAATATGCCATGGCGCGTGCCCGCCGCCCGAAGTGCCCGGATGACCAGCGCGCGCACCAGCACGAATGTCTTGCCCGAACGCGCCCCGCCCCGCAGCAGGATGTGGGTGGCGCTCCCCCCCAGCAGCCGGTTGGCGGCATGCTGGTCGGGTGTGAGGCTAAAGGGCTGCGTCATCTGTGCTGATGGTAATGGCAATGCTGCCTGCCCCCTCGCCCCGCGTGGCGGAAGCAGGTGGCCGCAGGCGCGTTGCAACCCACATGCGCGCCTCCATGCGCAGTTTTATGGCTGGTACATCCTCACGGCCCGTGGCGCGGTCGGCAATGGCTATGATCTCTTCGGCCAGCGTATCTGCCGCGGCTTCACGCGCGGTGTCATAAAGCGCGCGAAAGGCCGGGTTATCGCGTAGCCAGCGCAATATGGTGGCGCGGTGCGGCAGGGCCGGATCAGCACAGATGGCGCGCAGGCTCTGCCCATCCGCCAGGCGCAGGCAGATCTCATCGGCCAGCCTGCGGCTATAGGTGCTGCGCCGCGTGCCCGTGGCTGCCTGTTGGGGCATGCTGTTTCTCCGTAAAATGCACAACGCCCGGAAACCGCAGGAGCGGCGCCGGGCGTGGGTTTGTCATGATAGGATCTTTATGCTGAAAAACCGCGCAGGCAGCAAATACAGTTTCTGGAAAATCCCTGCCAGAGCAGTATGGCATGCATGCCCTTGCATAATATAGCCTGTATTATGCTGCTCTGATGATTTCCGCTGATGTGTTTTCTGTATTCATTCTACGCCCGCACTCCTGTTGTTTGGGCAGGATGGATGCAGAAATGTCAGGATATGTTTCTTATACCTAAAAACCGTGCAGGCAACAATTTGCCTGTGCAGCACAACACCACATAGGGTGACGTATCAGCAGGCGTGACGCATCCCGCCTGTCGCCTGCAAGATGCAATCATGGAAACCTGGTGCATGGCTCAGCCTTCCGGCGCACCCGGCAGGAGCGTATTGAACGTCACGCGCCCCCTATCATAGTCCCGCTGGCAGTATCGAAACCCGGAAAGGGCATAAATGAGTTCCACCGGTATGTCGAAGTAGAAATCGATCGTATCCGGCAGGTAGCCGCTATCCGCCTCTTCCTTCTGCATGGCCGAGACAATGGCGGCGAGTTGCGCAGGCGGCGTGCCGGTCATGTGCAGGTCATGCGGACCACCTGGCAGCGCGTTGGTACGCGACGTACCAACATGGCGCACAGTCCACAACTGTAATCCGTTGGCATAACCCATGGCCTGCGTCACATAATCCGGTTCATCGACAGAGAGGGAAAGAGCCGTGCACCCCACCGCATAAGTTTCCATATGCGCGGTATGATGAAGGGCTGCGACGGGATCATTGCACCATACTACCGTCCATCCATCAGGCAGGCTGGCAAGTGCGGCGGGTGCCGGGCTATCTCCCTCTGGCCTGCCGGTATCGGTCAGGTTCATGCGGCGCAGCACGGCCTCCCGGTCGATGCCGTGGAACAGGAACAGGCCCACCCTGTAGCCAACCGGGCGTGGGGGGCAGCTTTCGCGTATCCACGGGCGCAGGCGGATGGGAGGAAATATATCCTGCGTGCCTTCCGCCATTTCAAGCGGCGCAAATGTTACCCTGCCACTGGTTATGGTGTAGGGATAGACGAAATTCGCCGCCGTGCCATCGCGATGCGTGCACATGAGCACGGCTGCCTCGGCCTGCTTGCCGCTACCGGGCAGCAGCACGGTGCAGTTGGCCGCCACCACTGCCGCACGCTGGTGGGTGCTGGCTACCCTGTCGCGCAGGGCCTGCTTGAGGTGGTCAAGCTGGGCGTTGCCGTCCTTTTTGTCCGGCATTGGCTCATCGAGCAGTTCAATGTCGCCGCGATAGGGTTCGCGCGTCATCAACGCGCCAAAGGGAGCAAAAACGCCATCGCGCCCCAGCCTGACTTCTATTTCCGGCATGATGAAGTCGACAAGTGCCGTAAAGTCCTGCGACGGCATGCTGAGCCAGTAGGGTCGATCCACGTCATCCCCAACTTCATACTGATCCATTGCGCCGTCCTTGCTGGCTGTGGCGGCGTTCAGGCTACGTTCGGCACGCGAAACCTGTCAATCCGGCCTCGATGCATGGGCGGGGCGCGGGTATGTTATCAAAGCCGGTCAACGCGTTCAGTGCTGTATGCCGCTCCATCACGCCATAAGGGCTGAAATCGCAGCCCGTCCTGCCCGCCTGCCGGTCTGTCGCCGCACGCGCCGGGCATGCCGCCCATATAAGGTGGCGCGAATGCTCCACAGGCTGGCCTGACCTGCCTGTTCAGGCCGCGTGGCTGTGCCCGTCTTCATGGTCATGATCGTGGCGATGATGCAGGTCGGGATAATGGGGGTGGCTGTGCTCAAGCTGCGTGTGCACATGGTAATGGGTGTGCGGCTCGCCTGGCGGGTCACCGGGGCCGTGTTCGTGCTGATGGTGCGCATCATGCACATGGCGATGGATATGGGCCATTGCCTCGTGCACATGCGGGTGGTCATGGCGTTCGGTCAGGTGCAGCCATAGCCCGATGCCCATGAGCATCGCCGCCACAAGCAGTCGCGCCACGCCCTGCGCGGGGAACAGCGCGAGCGATACGATCGCCCCCACGAAAGGGGCCAGCGCGAAATATGCCCCCGTACGCGCCGCCCCCAGATGGCGCAGCCCCAGCATGAAGGCGACAAGGCTCACCCCATAACCCAGAAACCCCACGGCCGCCGCCGTGGCTGCCAGCGCTGGTCCCGGCAGGTGCGCGTGTTGCAGCCCAAGGGCTGCGAGCAGGTTGACGCTGCCCGCCACAATACCCTTGAGCATGGCAATGCGCACGGGGTCTACTGCCGAGAGGCGATTGCTGAGGTTGTTGTCAATGCCCCAGCACACGCATGCGGCAATGATGTAAAGCGCGCCGGGCGCCAGCACCGCATGGCCCTGCCATGACAGCACCCCTGCCCCCAGCACGATGCACACAGCGCCAAACAGCAGCCTGCGGTCAACATTTTCACGAAACACCACCCATGCGATCAGTAGCGTTGCAATGCTCTCGACATTGAGCAGCAGCGAAGCACTCGCCGCATCCGTGCGCGCAAGGCCCAGCATGAGCAGCAGCGGGCCAGCCACGCCGCCCGTGGCGATCACACCGAGCAGCCATGGCAGGTCGCGGCGTGCAAGCGGGGCTTCATCATGCGTGGGCAGCCGCAGGGCGGCGCGCGCGCCCAGCACCAGTGCCAGCCCCAGGCCGGAGCCAAGATAGAGCAGCCCCGCCGCCATCTGGGCCGACATATCGCCAAGCAGCAACTTGGCAAATGGCGTGCTCGCGCCAAACAGCACGGCGGAAAGCAGGGCAAGGCAGAGGCCGGTGGTTTTCATGTGTTTAACATATCATGTCATATTCCCCGCTGCCATGTATTAAGGGGAAGGCAACGAATGCCTGAGGGCCGTGTTAGGGTTGCCGTCTGCTTTTTCGCCCATCTTGACCCGTACCTGCCCGACCTGCATCGACAGCCGATCCAGTAAAAACCGGTCCATTCATCAAGACGGTTTTTTAATGAAGCTTTTTCACGAAAAGATTCAAAGATCGCCGCTTTTTTGAAAAAAGACCGCGCCCAGAATTTTTATTTTTATCAAGGCATTTTTTTAAATATTCTAATGCCAGCGCACCGTTTTACCGCCATTGTTCATGCAGTATATCCAGCGCCCTGTGCAGGGTGCGGATGCGGGTGCCGGGGTGCTCATCAAGGCCACATACAGCGCATATCACCCGCGCCCGGGCGGGCGTAAGCAGGGCCAGCGCACGGTCAATGGCGTGCCGGGCGTTTACGCTGGCTTCGGTTTCCTCCAGCGTGCCCGTGCCCTGAGCGGCTTGCGGGCTATAACGCTGCACCAGTCGGCCGGTGCGCGTGTAGCGCCGCCAGCATGCCCTGAAGCGCAGCCCCACGGCATGCTGCTCGGCGCTCAGGGCGGCATTGGCACGATAAAACAGTCGGTCGAGTTCGCATGTATCCGTCAGGCGGCGCACGGTGTGCGGGCGCGCGCCGGGCGCAAGCTGCACGCGGGTCTGCTCCACCGGGCGCATGAGGGCCGCAGGACCATCGGCACCCATGTCAGGTTTCAGTCCTGCTGCGACATCACGCGCGTGCAGCCGGGCACGGCGTTCAGCCCGCAGCACGGCGGCAGCATGGACGGGCGCGGGTGAAAAGGGGGCGCGCGGAGCGGGCAT